AGCGTATGACGATTTTACAAAGGTTCACAGGTCAATCTTATTCAAAGATCATGAAGACACCATTGAAGGGACTGGAATTGAAGGAGAAGACAAATCATGTCTTCGAGTCGATATCTTAAATTCAACCGATACATCATGGAAATTCCAAGTATTTGTTGGAAGGTTTAGATCATTTTGTCAAAATACACAAGTTTTCGGCGGCAAAAGATACTTTCACATTCTAAAAAAACATACTAGCGGTTTTAATATTGGTGAGGAGTCCAGAAAAATTTCAAATGCGACTGGAGACTTTGCTGAGCATGGTCAACACTTCATAAAAATGTTAAACACACCAGTAACAGCTGAATGGGTAATCAAATTATTTAAAGAAACTGTTGCAAAGAAAGAGGCGGTTAACTTCAATAACGTGGCTTATCAAGACACTAACAGAATTGCTTCTGATCTTAATGACGCCATGGAGGAACAGTTGACAGCCGAGGAGCTAGAAAAACAAGTTGTTAATTTCAAACTGTTTGGAGCATTAATGAGCAGATTTGAAGATGAGATAAACAATGGTATGGGCATGAATATGTACACAGTATATAATGCGCTTACTAATTGGAGCACTCACGTCGGCGGAGATCAGGACACTTACGAAAATGAAAAAGGCGTTATTGTCAGAAACACCAACAAAGGCTCTAGGCTTCACAATGTCAGGCTAGATCGTCAAAAAGAAGTTATAAAAACTATTAATTCTCCGATCTGGATTGATCAGATAAGATCGGCCGCTTAACTGATCTTGAACTTTGCCCAGGTACTCCCCAAACCTAGGGCAACTAAAAACCCTTTTATTAATTTAAGAGGGTTTTTTTTTGTTGCTGATCTTGAACAAATCAGTTTATTAATAAATTATGTTAATCAATGAATAGGAGTTAAAATGATTGATTTTATTAACGCACTATACAAAGGGGCTTTTATCTTGCTAGTTTTCTTTGTTTTATATGTTATCAGCAAGATCATCTAAAAGGAGAAATAATGAAAAATAATAAAATAAAAATAGCGATACGCTTACAAGATCAACTCAAGCTTTACAGTTTAAGCATTGAAAGGAATCTGGAAATGATCCGAAGTGATCTAAAACGACTAGACGCAACAGACCCTGAAACTCTCAAAGTTTTTTCAACTACGCCTGAAGCATTAGATCAGCTAGTTAAAGAAATTGCTGAGACTTTGGAAACTATCTTTTTAAAAACAAGATATGTTTTAGGGACTTTAGAGCTGGACACAATAGCTCAAGAACGCCTTGAGGGTTTAGGGGTCAATTTTGATCTAGAGACTTTAGGGGCCGATCTAATAGACTTACAAAAAATCAATGGAGGTAATAAAAATGAAATCAATTAAAAAAGACCCACAAGTAGAACAAGACAAACTGATTGAAGGATTAGTTGATCATCTTGAGGAAATTAATAAAATGTTCTGTAAAAACTTCGATACTTTTAGCAATCTAAACCAATTAAAACTTGTGAGGATTATTAACCAAATTAACGCCAATTCAGTGTGTGCAATGGTTGAAGAATTAATTGAGGTTCAAACTAAAGCAACTGATCTTTTCCAGACCATGACCGAAGAAGAACTTGAGGAAGTTGATCAGCATCTAAAAAGTAAACTAAAACCAAAAACAGAGGAGATAAATTAATGGGAGTTTATAGAGATAAAACAGACTTACTTAATAATATTGTTGTGAGGGATAAGACCAATTATGACTCTTGCATCCATTATGTATGGATTCCAGAGGGTGACAATTCAACGCTAAACAGTACCGATCATGAGATTGTTTCAAATCTTGAGATTGAAAACGCCTATAACGTTTTAAGTTATGTTAGCAATTACAACCAAGAGAGAGTTGACAATCACTCATTAAACGAAATCAGAAAAGACGATGCAGGCAAAATTACCGCTTACTCCTTCTCAAGACAATCTGATCGGCCCACCCTCGGTCATAAAAAAGACCATGTATGGCTTGAGAAAAATGAAGAGGAAGACTGGGAAATGAAAACTTACTTAGCCTAGTAAATGCCTACAATCAATGGACCAGATAGAGCTCCTCGGTTTATTCCTTGGGGCTTTTTTTGTCAGCTCCTTCTCACGAAAAAAACATTATCTTTTGTCAGCTCCTTCTCACGTAAAACAAACTTTAAAATAAGTTTTGCCCAGGTGCAGATCAGATTAATCTTTTTTGATGGCCTGATCTTGATCTTCCAGATAGATCAAAAAAAATAAAATGTGAATAATCCTTAAGTTACTGATTTAATTCAATCCTGATCTTTAACTTATACGCCCATCTGGACACGACACACCCAAAAAAATATAAACTCGCTCGCCAAAGATATTCCAGAGATCTTTCTCAGCTGAGCAGCACATCCACCAAGGCTCATATATAA